CAAGGCGTCATGCAAGCTTACTGACATCCTGACTGAGAGTGGTTGGCAGACCATCGTTCAGGCGTTCTTGGCTCAGAAGAAGCAACCGCCGAAGCATTCTCTGACACAGCTCGGATGGACGGAGATCGGAAGCGAAGACTCACATCAACTCCTTCACTCCTTTGTCTGAACGCGGCATAACTGCCGAGTGGCAGACGACAACAAGCTGCGCCTGAAGCTCGAACGGCTCTACAAGCTCGCCATTTTGCGCGAGGAAGAAGAGAAGGACGAAAGCCGTCACAACGAAGCGCGCACGAGCGCGTTCCTTCTGATCAAGATCGCACGTGAGAACGGGGTAAAGATCATCTTCAAGGTGCCACCGCAGAAGGAAGCGCCGCCTCCACCTCCCACAACGTCGCGCTACGAAGATGTACGTTGGGCTAATCCGTCTACAGCTCCGCGTCGACCCACCGGTCCGGTTCGCAACCCATTCAATGACTTCTTTTCTGGTTCTGGTGCGGATGTCTTCGAGGACATGTTCCGCGACATGAACCGACGCCAGCAACAAGAGCAAACGGAGCGCGAACGTCGAGATCGCGAGACACGTAAGAGAAGAGAAGAAGCACAACAAGAACCATTTGTTGGTGCTGACACTTACGCGGAAACTGCGCGCGATCACGAGCGCCGTCCGGGTGAATCTGATGAAGAGTATCGTGAGCGGTTGCTTGACCTCTTGAAGTCACAAGGACCCGGTTTCAAGCGCCCTCAGAGACAGAACAAGAAGAGCACACGAGGTGCACCACCGCTTATCGTCGCAAAGTACGCGGGCGTATGTCGCGTTTGCCGTAAGCAGTATAACCTCGGCGACGGTGTCTACTGGATCCAAGGGTGGGGATGCTCTCATGAAGCTTGTGGCTACGAAGAATTGATGAAGCAAGCAGCCAACGGGTGATAGAGTTGCCGGTATGCGGGACCGGAACTACTGGGGCGAGGAGTCCAATCCTGATTGTTGGATCTATCCACCTCCAGTCTGTGGTCCCGAGATCCCGACGCGCTTTTCTCGCAAGATGCGCCGTGGAGACAGCATCTACTTTCTCAACGCGATTTGGCAGAACATCATCACGGGGCAGCTCTTCACTCTTCCGGTGACCGATCCCATTCTGTCACCGCCCCCCAACTCCATCCCGTTCAACCTCACGGGATGTGAGATCTGGTACACCGCGAAGCTCAACACTCCAGATCCCGACGTAGCCGCTCCCATCGAGCTGAGTAACATGGCGCTCGGTGGTATCACCGTGACGTCGGCCGTTTCAGGAGCATTCACGGTGCTGGGTTCCCCGTTCCTCACGTCACTCTTCCCCGACAGCCGTGTGCGACTGAACGCGGATCATCAAGTCAAAGATTCCACGGGACGTGTCTCGACAGTTGAAGTAGGACATCTGGACGTCTATCCGGACATCACTCGCAACACCACTTGAAGAGGATTCCCATGCCCGATTTTCCCTCCGAAGCTCCTACGAAGAGTGATCGTCCGCCCAGCAAGATCGTGACCCGACTGTCGGGGTTGATCACTCCGAAGGGGTTCGGACTCGGGTACAAACCCGACACCCACGACAAGAGCAAAGATCTCCCGGCACGCGGTCTCTTCGGTGCTCCCATGCGCCTTGCGACAAGCGCATCGATCGCGCAGTACGCGTCGATCTATGACCAGGGACAGACCAGCTCGTGCACGGGATGGGCGTTCGCTCAAGCGATCAAGGAGCGATGTGAGATCGCGGGTGCCAAGATTCCGCTGCCCAGTCCAGAAGCTCTCTACCTGTTCGGTCGCGCCATGGCGCGTCAGCTCGCGGGGCAGACACCGGAAGATGCGCCGCTCACGGACAGCGGTGCACAACCGTATCTGGTCGTGCAAGGGATGAACGAGTGGGGATGCCCGTCCATCAACGAGTGGCCGTTCGATCCCAAGACGATCGACAACGAGCCCGACCTCGAAGAGTTGGAGTACGCGTCCCAGTTCCTCATCCAGCACTGCACGCGCATCTCCAGCGAGGGTGCGGGCCGTCTACTCGACATCCGCACGGCGATTGCCAGCGGCTACCCGGTCATCATCGGCACCTCGGTCGATCAGGCGTTCGAGGACTACGCGGGTGGTAAACAGAAGAACGGCCTACCCAAGGTCGTGACTGCACCCAATCCGGCGAACATTCTCGGTGGACACATGATGCACCTCGTGGAGTACACTGCTCAGGGACTCTTCCGAGGCGTCAATCAGTGGGGCACGTCGTGGGGAGACAACGGCTACTACTGGGCCGACGAAGCGTTCGTCACCACGGACGCGATGACGGACATCTACGTGCTGGCGTGCAACGCGTCGGGACACTGAAAGGACCACCATGAAAGCTCTTCTGTTCGTGTGTCTGACGGCTTGCGCCGCGTGTCCCTCAAGCACCCCCAATCCCCCGCCTACGACGGTCCCAGAAGCGTCCGTAGCGCTCGAAGGCTCGGACGTCTGTGCTCATGCATGCGACGTTCTGAGAGCCGCCCAGTGCCCGGAAGGGTTCACCGTGGATGGCGGGGAATCTTGCGAGGTCGTGTGCCGTCATGCGCAGCAAGGCGCGTTCGACATCAAGCCCGCGTGCATTGCAGCGGCGACTAACGCGGCTCAAGTGCAGAGCTGTGGCACTGTTCGTTGCGCACATCCCTGACGGCATAACGGGGATAATGAACATGGATTCGGACGAAGTGCTTCAACCCACGCAGTTTGCGATTACGGGAATGCGTCGTGCATTCTCGGACGAAGCCGGCGTACCACTCGCATCACACGTGGGAGCCGCTGATCCGGGTCCTCGGTGGGCTGCAAAGGCTACCGCGTTCACTGCCGGATGGACGGACACGTTCTCCGGTGAGTTTCCGAGTCTCTGGTGTGTCGCGCTCGGACTTGCAGTCGCGCAACACGAGACTTATTGCGGCGATGCGTGGGCGGGTGAACACAATTGGGGTGGTGTTCAGCTCGGTGGGCTCAACGCAGACGAGAAGAAGTGCCTCGATGACGCCGGTATCACTCCGACTCCTCAGAACGTTCCCGCGGCGCGTGCAGCACTCGCGCTGCACGGGCTCACACGTGCGGGAGGAGCGCTTCATGTCGACTCGTCACCGACGAACGGAGGCTTCCGCTACTTCACGTGGTTCGCTGCGTTCTCTACGGATGAAGCGGGAGCTGCGCACTTCATTCACGTGCTCGATGCTAACCGTTTAGGCTGCAAGGCTGCGATGGTTGGCGCAGTGGGCGCGTGGAAGACTGACTCCGTTGCGCTTGCGTCTGCGATGTACAAGACGGGGTACTACGAAGGATTTCACGATCCCAAACTTCCCGGTGGTGCCGACGCCAACATCGCGGACTATGCGTCGGCGATCTACGGACTCGCACCGGGCATCTACGCCAATCTCGCTGCACAAGGTTGGACCCCTTCCCCTGGTCGTCCCATCTTCGACTTGACCAGTGTGATGGGCTACCAGTCGGCGCTTACCTACCTCGCTGGCAAGCTACGGAACCACGCGTTTGATCCTCTCGGGGTCGACGGAGTCCTCGGCCCCAACACCGTCAAAGCGATCACGGAGTTCCAGAAGGAACAGGCGATTCCCATCAACGGACTCATGAACGATCAAACACTGAACATGCTCAAGTATGCGCTCAGCATTGTTCCTGATGATGGTGTTCAGGCGTTGTCGAACACGAGCCCTGCACCCGAAATGCCGGTGGCGAAGTCGTAACGCGCGTTGTAAAACCGCGCGCATGCTGACCTACTTGTTGACGTTTGCAATTGGTCTCTACGCCACACTGTTTCCGGCGTATCCGCTCGGGCATCATCGTCACAACGAGATGGTGATGATCACGAAGGACATCGTCTCCACGGATGCGCGACCACTCGAAGCGCTCTACCTGGAGAACATCGTAGCGTTCGAGTCAGGTTGGGAGCGCAACGCTGTCGGGCGTCAAGGCGAACTAGGTGCGTTCCAGATCATGCCCAACGAAAAGACGACGCTGGCGCAGCGCAAAGAGTGGAAGGCGCGTGGAGCGAAGGAAGCGCTGTACCGTCTGCGCACGCAAGGAATCCAAGGCTACTGCGGATGTTCAGAACAACATCCTTGCAATGACATGGTGGAGCATCGCACGTTTCCCGCGAAGCTTTACTCATGGGTCTTTGCTCCACCCGTGGTCGTTGAAGAGAAGGTGGCCGACAACCCGTGAAGTGATGTAGGGTGAAGCCTTCAACCTGGAGGCGCACCTCAATGAGCTACATCGTTGTCGAAGATCGAACGGGTGATTGGTGGGAAGGCGCGTTGGTTGACGACGTGCGCGGGCGTCAGCTCGAATCGCGTGGAGTCATTGTCCTTCCCGTTGTCGCCGACCTCTTCAAGAAGTCTGGAGTCGGTGGGTTTCACAAACGAGCATGGGGTGCAGGTTGGACCATCGACAGTCTTGCTCCTCGTATCGTCTGTCCCCTGACGATGTTCTGCGCCCAGATGTACAACACACTCAATTGGGTTGCGAAGGTGATCCCGAGTGATGAGCTTCTGGCCACACTCAAGCGCGACGTTCCTGAGCTGGTGCAAGGGTTCGTGAAGGTCTGCGCGGACTCATCGCAGTCCATCTCTTATCGCGCGGGGGTCACTCCCAATACGGAGTTGATGCTCAAAGATCTCACCGCGGACAAGCTCACGGATGATGGTGCGTTCATCCTGAGAGGAACTGCAAAACTGTCCCTTCCCTCGGATGCACACTACGGCTTCGGTCTGTACACGATGGGATCAGGACTGCGTGTCGTGTGGTCGGCGGTTTCCCAGTCCCATTCCTAGATCGACGCGCTCAGAGTTCCGTGATAGCTCTGCACGGTATAGGGAGATGAATCCGCGATGAAGTTCCCGTGCACGTTCACACGTTGGGTCGGGGCCGCACCCTCGGGTTCGAAAGTGCTCGGGTCTGACATTCTTCCTGTGGATGCCGCGAGCAATCCAACCAAAGCGCAAGCGAGTTCTGACAATTTGCTGTCCTCGCGCGTGGTGAGTATCAACGGGTGGCCACTCCAGCGAATCGCGTTCGTCGGACGCTACATCGGTGGAGGCACTCCAGTTGCGGGTTCTGTCCAGGTCTTCACGTTCGAGGACAATCTGGGGATCTGGCTCCCACTACAGTGTTCTGCGGGAGCCAGTCCTACATACACATGCGGAGCCACGGTGGCGACGCAAGCGGGTCCGATCTTCTTCGACGCGATGACACTGATCGATTTGCCTCACGCGGCTGCCGATCTGAATTCGGTCAACCCGGGCACGGCTCAGTTCGTCGCGATCGTGGGTGCGGGAACTTCACCACCCAACGGTCAGTACATCTTTGCTATGGGGCCTGAGTTGACGCAGAAGTCGTTCTGAGGAGTCTCCGATGACGGTTTCGTCCTCTCTCGCGTTCACTCAGGGGCTCCAAGTGGGCGCACCGGGTGTGGCGATCATCGGCGTCGATGGAACCGCGGTAGTTGCCAGCAATGGCAACAATGCGAACGTCGTCACGTGGACGTTCGCTATGGTCGATGTGCCACCTGGGAGTGCGCTTCCGATTGGTATAGTGCAGACCGGTTCATCCCCCACGTACACATTCACTCCTGACATCACGGGTGGGTATCTGTTGGAGCTGACGGTGTTCGATTCGTCGGGTAATTTCGCGATCGACTACCGCACATTTCAAGTTCCGGAGACAAGCGGACGCATCATCGTTCCCTTCAAGGGAACAGACGCTTCCCTCAACTTCATCATCTCCAGCGTAATGAATCTTCGTGGTTGGGCGCCTTTCCAGGGCGCTTACGACAAGGAAGTGGACCTTCTTTCGTTAGGTGGAGGAGTTCTTGCGGGACTTCCCACGCGTGGGCTCACTTCGTTCTTGATCGCGGACAACGGTGTCTTCAACAACGCGGGTGCTGTTACCGAGTGGTCTGATCAAGCTCCTTCCCAAGCTGGAAAGTTTTGGTCGACGGTGGCTTCGGGGTCTAATCCCGCGGCATTCAACGCGAGTGGTTTCAATAGCAAGGCGACGATCGACTTCCTTGAGTCACCGTCGCAGAGCCAGTTTCAATTCTTCTTCTCATCGCTGAACGCAGAGGGCTACTTCTGCGCTCCCACTGAATTTACGATTGCGGCGTGCTTGCAGTACACGGGAACAAAGAATTTCGCGACCAATATGGTTTGCCCGTTCCTCTTCGCGGCAACGTCCAACAACCCAGCAACGGGATGCGGGCTTGTGGTCGGATTGGACCCCGGCAACTCGAACAACGTGATCTTTGCGGTCTTCGCGAACGACGGAACACTCAAGTACGCGGAGAGTGCAAGCGTCCCCACCAATGTGGCGCACTACGTTGTAGTTACATTTAGTGGTGGAGTGCTTTCGATCTACCTGGATGCAAACGCCGCAGTGACACAAGGTAGCGTCGGATTCATCTCTCCCACGACTGGGCTCAGCGCGCCGGTGGGTATCGGAGCTGGTGGTGTGTCGTCAAGCCAGTGTTTCGAAGGTCACATCAAGTGCATCGGAGCGTGGTGTGTTGGGCAAACTGCGGGAGAGCTTGCTCAGACGAAGGCATTCATCAAGGCGGCGGGTGGGTTGTGATCCGCGAAGCCGCCGCGCAACTGCGGTTGCGTGTTGGGGAAGGACTTCTCCATCTCGCGTTCTTTGTCCTTGGAACGGACATCAAGGATCTACCCGAAGTCGAAGATGAGCATGATGAGTCTGACTTCGATACCGCTCCGCCTGTTCCGGTGACGATGGGGGATCGCGCGAAGGAGATGGTTCAACAGGGGATGCGCGCCGAGCCCCACACGCGAACGCCAGTGCAACCCGCGCCTCTTGCGGGTAGTCTCCAAGCACGCTACGCCAACGAGCGCGCAGCGCTGGGACGACGGTGACGACACATGGCGCAGAATCTTCAACCCGCTGGACAGAATTCCTTCGGGACAGACAACACGACGCAGCCATTCCGTGCGCGCAATTTCCTCGATGGTGAACGGTATCGTGAGCTGGATCGTCGACAGAGCTACTACGACTGCAATCAGCACTCGTACAAGCGCTTTGACTTTGACGGACGCCTGATCTCGACAGGTGGAGGGATCTCGGTCACACAACCGCTTCTCTCCGCAGAGCGCGCGGCCTACTACGTTCCACTCCGCTCGCGCCGCCCGTCCAGTCCGTATCGACTCCCGCGTGTGATCGTGAACGCGTTCACCGGGATGGTGTTCGGTGAGGGACGCTTCCCCAACTTCCGGGTGGAGGGAGACGAAGACGCGGAGGACTACGTCAAGGCGCTCGTCAAAGCGATGAAGCTGCCCACTCAGATGATTCGCGCACGCAACCTCGGTGGCGCGATGGGCACTGTGGGTGTCTCATGGTGCTTCCTCAACGGTCGCCCACGCTGCAAGGTGCACAACGCCAAGAACCTCTACGTGCACGAGTGGGAAGATCGTGACGATCACATCCCAAGTCACGTCACCGAGATGTTCCAGTATTCGAACGGTGATGAGTGGGATCCGATCAAGCGTCGGTACGTCGCGAACATGTACTGGTTCCGGCGCGATTGGACCAAGAATGTGGACGTGGTGTTCCTACCCGTGAAAGTGGAACCGGGAAAGGATCCCGTCTGGGTGCCCGACGCGTCGAAGAGTCAAGACCACCGCGACAACCTTATCCACTTCGTGTGGATTCAGAACAAGGCCAACGACGGTATCGACGGATTCCCTGACTATGAGGGGCTCTACGAGAACTTCGACACACTCGACCTTCTACTGTCCGTCATCGTTCGAGGTGCAACACTCAACCTCGATCCGACGCTCAAGCTCAAGATGGACCCTGACTTGGTCAATCGCATGGGCGTTCGCAAGGGCTCAGACAACGCACTGGTCGTCGGTAAGGACGGTGATGCCGACTACCTAGAGCTTGCTGGGCTCAGCCTGAAGGCGGGTATCGAGCTATTCAACGCCAAGCGTCGTTCGGTGCTCGAAGTCGCTCGTTGCGTGATTCCGGATCCCGATGAGATCACCGCCAACGGTACGTCTTCTGTCGCCATGAAGATGCTCTATGCACCGATGCTTGGTGAGGCCGACATTCTTCGCGAGCAGTACGGTGAGCCCATTGCGGAACGTCTACTCGATCCGATGATCACGGTCGCGCGGATTGCTTCGCGCAGCACGATCATCATCTACGACCAAGACGGCAACGAGAAGGAAGTGCAACAGGAGATCATGCTTCCTCCGAAGACGGTGAGTGAACCCGTCACGGACGAAGACACTGGTGCTCCCACGGGTGAGACCACCACCAAGCAAGTCGATCGCGACCCGGGTGAGGGTGGAGAGATCGAACCCGAGTGGGGTCCGTACTTCTCCCCGACTCCGGCCGATCAGATGTCACTGGCCACCACGCTATCCACTGCGACGGGTGGTACCGAAGCGTTCATGAGCACGCAGACGGCCACTGAGTTGATGATGGTTGCGTTTGGTCGCCAAGCTCAGGACGAAGCCACGCGCGTAGCGGGCGAAGCTCAGGTGAAGCAGAAGCAACAAGCCGATATGCTCGCCAGCAACATGGGTGGACAAGTCGGAGGACCGAAGCAGCTTCCTCCAGGTGCAAAGCCGAAGCCTGGACAACCCGGTAAGCCGGGTGGGAAGCCCGGACAACCTCCACCCATGAAGCCACCCAAACCCCCGAAGCCGCCGAAGCCGGGTGGAGGTGGCGGTGGATTCGGTGGACCGCCAGATCCGAAGAATGACATGGGGTAACCCGTGGCTCTGCATCCGAAGGTTGAACGCCTTCTAGGCGTTCGAGCACTGAAGCCTGGTGAGGCTCTGTATGAGCCGATGCACAAGCTCATCGGTGGTAACCGAGAAGAAGCCGCTCAGTATGCAGAGCAGACGAGTGTTGAACGAGTGGAAGAGCTTCTGAAGAGCAGTGTGGAGGATCTTCAGAAGCGAATCCAAGCGAAGGTGCGTCATCGCGCTCCCAACGAGACGTTCACGCTCGCTCAGATGAATGCAGCGTTGGCTCAGATCAAAGACACGCTCTTCTGGGTCAACACGGGTCTACGAGACATCATGCTCGACATGGCAGACGAAGCCGCCATGCAGTCGGCCGATGACACGCTCCACTATCTTGAGGGGATGGACGAGCTTCATCGTGGGATCGGAACTACTCCTATCGCGTTGCGTGAAGCGCGTGTCATGGACAGTGCTGTCGAAGGTGCTCGGTCTAGCGTCCTTCATCGCCTTGCGTCATCGGGTGAACCCGTTGAAGGTGCCGACGAAGAGCCGCATCCTGCGAAACTTGGCGTGCTCCAACGCTATGGTCTCAACACGATCGATCACTTCGAAGGGGAGATGCGTAAAGGACTGGTCACGCAAAAGACGTGGTCGGAGATGGAAGACGCGCTCATCAACAAGTCACCTTTCCTCCAAGGAAAGCCGGCGCACTGGGCAAAGCGTATCGTTCGCACTGAGGTCATGGGTGCGTACGCACGAAGCTCGTGGGAGACTATTCGCGAAGCGGACACGTTGCTCGGGGACATGACCAAGTTCCTGGTCGCTACGTTCGACGATCGCACAGGCTCGGACTCGTACGCAGTTCATGGACAGTGTCGACGTCCAGAGGAAGCATTCGAGTCTTGGTATGGGCTCTATCAACATCCACCGAACCGTCCGAACGATCGTGAGATCGTAGTGCCTCATCGCATCTCATGGCCCATTCCCGCGGGCATGCGTGCACTCGACAACTCCGCCGTCGCTGCACGGTGGCGACTGGAGGGAAATAAGAGGGCTGTTCCTCCGCGACCACTCATGACGACAGTTCCCTTCGCACTCTTCGGGAAGACGCCACCTCCGCAGATCGAACGACAGCAAGAGGACAGCTCGACAGACGGCAACGAGAATGATACTCCGTAGAACATGAGATCGTCGTTCAAGGCGCACCAACCTCCGTCCGTCAACAAGAACGAGACGAAGCCGGTCTCCGCTCCACCCGTGGGAAAGGCAATCGTCAACTCCCGAGAGAATGGCGATCCTCTTCCCGACACGTCCACGGACACGCCGGATCATCCCCCCATCATCAAGTGGCCCAATGCGGGTGGACCGGACGACAAGGGTAAGGGATACAAGAACATGAAGTGACGGATCGCGCGATCCGTCACCCATCGCAGCAACACAACCAATAGGAGACGCATCATCATGGCTCAATCGGGTAAGGCTTCTACGGACAAGGCTGCAACTCCGTTCTCGACGCGTGATGGGAAGCCGACTGGTCAGGGCACGGGCGCTTCGGGTGGACATGACTTCCTCACTAATCCGAAGGGAACCAGCACCGGCAGTGGTGGACGCGACTTCACCAAGGAGAACCGTCCGCAGACAGGGATGAAGGACGGTAACCCGCCCAACCCCGACCAGATGCCGGCGGGTGGGAAGATCCTCAAGGCCGATCCTGGTCCCGTCAGCAAGACGGCCAAGGGCAACGGGATGGTCACGGGGTCGCCCGACGAGCGCAAACCCTTCAAGAGCATGAAGTAACCCTCGATGGGACTTCAGGCACAACTCAACGCGGTCCTCACGTCGGGTCCGTCCTCCGTTTCGGATCAGCAATTCCCGAGCGGAGTACAGACCATCACGTTTGGACTCAACCCGTCGCAGAAACAGTATGCGGTGGCGACCGGCGCAGTCGTGAACCTGAATTCTCCATCGTCACCTGTTTCGATCGACTCCATCGGAACGGGTGGACAAGTGACCCAAGCGGTCACGTTCTACGCGCGCGTCACTTCACCCATGGTGATGGTGCTCACTCAGACCAATCCGGCGGGTGGAACCGTCACCGCAACCATCGAGCTGGGTGGAGCGTTCCTCTGCGAGTTCCCGCTCAACGGTCCACTCATCGGGGTCACCGTTCAGGGATCTGGACCCTTCGAATACTGGGCTGCCGGACTCCAGTAACAAATTCCCGTTTGCACCAAACAAGAGTGATATAAAGCCGAGTCATAGGGAGAACGACAAATGACGATCACGACTCTTTCGACCGCGGGCGTCGCGGCTCTCAACGGTGCAAACGCGAACCAGATCGCCGACGAGCTGCGCGCCATGGCGTTCGGGTCGTTCCTGCGCTCGATGCCGATTCCCCTCCGGAACCAGGCACCGCTTGCGGCGGGTGCCAGTCTGTATGACTTGGCGACGCTCAGCGCGATCGTCCTTCCCGACGACGCGAAGGCCAACACGATCTTTCGCGCCTACGGACGTGCGGCGGGTTCGGCAACTCCGGGTGACATCACCCTGAAGACGGCCATCGGCGCCGCTTCTCCGTACACCACCCCGACGACGGGAACCATCGCGGTTTCTCCGAGCGGCAACATCGTGCTCTTGGGCACGGACCTCTACACCAACGTGGACGTCCTGTACCTCCCCGAAAAGTACGACACTGTGGAGCTGACGCTTTCGGTAGCGTCCAACAACCTGACCATTCCGGCGTCCCTGGTCACTCAGGGCGTCGTGTTCCTGTTGGAGGCTCAAGCCACCATTGGAACGGTCACAGGACAGAACATCGTCATCGCGCCGGGCTCCGCGCCGGGTACCACAAAGCAAGCAAACCTCAACTTGGCCAAGAGCTTGGTTCAGTTCCTCCCCGCCGACGCGGTTACGCAGGCGCGTGTCAAGCTCGGCGTCGCCAGCGCGATCGATCAGAACGCGTTCTTCGAGGCTGCCCAAGTCTTCATGCCGTGATCTGAACCTGGAATGGGGGACACCTTACGGGGTGTCCCCCTTTGATCTTTCTGGAGGCGCGCTATGTCAGGTAAAGCAGACGAGACGGTTGAAACCAAGGTCACTCCGAAGACCGAGGAAGTTGTTGTTCCGAAGGTTGAGCCGAAGGTCACTCCGAAGGTCGAGACCAAGACCGAACCGGAGACCAAGACCGAGCCGAACAACAAGCTCAAGCGAGCGCAGATCTCGATCGAGGACGAGATTCCGGAGGACGCGGAGCTTCTGGAACTGTCCAAGACGGCGCTCAACAGTCGCCTGAAGCGTCACACTTCGCGAGAGCTGCGCGAGCGATTCGGCACCGACGACACTGCTGAGATCAAGAAGAAGCTCGATCGACTCACGGCGCTCGAAGCCGAAGAGGAGACCCGTAAGCGCGAGGCGATGAGTGAGAAGGAGCGGCTCGAAGCCGATCTTCGCCAAGCACAGACACGTGAGGAAGAGCTGAACCGCCGTCTCCGCATGGCGGACAACGAGCGCGTGGTCAATCGCGAGGACACTCGCATCACGAAGATCGCTCACAAGCACATCGAGCAAGACGAAGACACCACCGAGGTCGTCTTCCGGCGCTTCGCGACGTTCCTCAAGTCGGAGTACAGTGAGGAGCTGAAGGACCCCAACTTCAACGTCCCCGACAAGGAGATCGACAAGTGGTTCAAGGAGTATGCAAAGGAACATCCCAAGCATGCTCGTGAAGCCAAGTCGCAAGTCGAGAAGGTCCCTCTCAACAACGGGGCTCAGGGTAGCAACAACACGCCTTCGGCGGAGAACAAGAGTGGCACCAGTCAGGCCACCAACTTCTCTCCATCAGGCCCCAACGCAATGTCTCGGCAAGACGCCAAGGCGGCGGCTGGGAAGCTCGGTTACAACTGGTAGTGGACCAATTCAACTTTTCACTGTAGAGATCGAGAAGTAGTAAAGAGACACGCATCTCCCACTACGCGGACACACCCGGCGGCAACAGGGTGGAACGGGAGAAGGTGGATCTGAACCGGTAAACGGATTCGGTCATTCGGTGAGTCATGGCGACTCCCGAAACACTTTCAACTCTCACCCCGTTCCACCACTGAGGACACCCACATGGCAGGCCCCGGCATTTTCCTGGGAGTACCGGCAACCGTCGTCTCCCTCAACCAGCAAGGTCTCTTGGAGCGTGCGTTCCACGACGGCCTGTATCCCAACCTCGCATTCCGCGCGGAAGCGATGCCCGAGGAGTGGCCGGCGAACACCGGACAGCAACTCTACATCACGCGCCCGGGATTGCTTCCCGCGATCACGACGCCACTGTCTCCCGGCGTCGATCCGATCCCGCAAGCTCTCCAGTTCGAGCAGTGGATCGCTTCACTGAACCAGTTCGGTGGAACGATCGACACCAACATGCCGACGAGCACGGTGGCCATGGCCAACCTGTTCCTCCGCAACCTACACCAGCTTGGACTCCAAGCGGGACAGTCGATCAACCAGATCGCCCGCAACGCGATGTTCCAGGCGTACATCTCGGGACAGACGGTCACGCTCACCGCGATCCTCTCGACGGACACCACGCTGCGCGTCGTATCGCTCAACGGGTTCACCGACGTCGTGATCCCGGGTTCGAACGTGCCTCCCCAGCCGGTGTCCACAACGTTCCCGCTGCCCATCACGATTGCTGGTGTTACCTCGGCAAGCGTCGTCGGGTACATTCAAGACAACCCAGCCGACGCAAATGCGTCAGGTACGCTTCTTCTCTCCGCTCAGGTGGGAACGGCGTACGCGACGACTCGCAACTCGGTCAAGAGCGCCTACGCACCGAACGTCATCCGTTCGGCCGCGGGTACCTCGGTCGACGCGATCAGCTCGTCGGACACCTTCACCTTGCAGCAAGCGATCAACGCGGTGGCGTTCCTCCGTCGCGCGAACGTTCAGCCGCACGATGATGGCTTCTACCACGCGCACATCTCGCCGCTCATCAACGCCCAGCTCTTCGCGGATCCCGTGTTTCAGCGGCTCAACCAGAGCTTGCCCGAGCACGTGATCTACAAGGAGGGCTTCCTCGGCTACATGGCCGGCATCATGTTCATCATGAACACGGAGTCTCCGGAGTCATTCAACACCGGTAACCTCGTGGCCACGGCATCGTCGGGTGTCTACGCTTCCGGAATCGGCGGCGAGGTCACCAACGGAGCTGGCGTGAACATCGGTCGCGTCATCATCACCGGCAAGGGTGCGGTCTACGAGAAGTACCTCGACGAGTCCGCGTACGTCACCGAGGCCGGCACGACGGGCAAGATCGGGGAGTTCGATGTCATCAACAACGGCATCAACATCCTGACCGAGCGCATCCGGCTCATCATGCGGTCGCCCCAAGACCGCTTGCAGCAAGTCGTGGGCTCGACGTGGAGCATCTCCACCTCGTTCCCCATCCCGAGCGACATCACCGCTCCCTCCGGACCTCAGCGCTACAAGCGCGCCGTCGTTCTGGAGTGCGCGATCTAAGTCGTCCAGTTCCCCAACTGCGTGCGTGAGGGTGGCGATAGCTCTCACGCACGTGGTAGGGTTTCTCAGAACTGGAGGCAACGATCATGCGAAACGTAGTGAAGAGAGACGGCGCAACTTCTTCAACGACCAAGTCCGACGTGGCAGTACCGGACAAGGCTCCCATTCCCGGTGGAGCGAGTGGGCAACCGGACGATCCGTTTGGGGATCGCAACGCACCCAGCACCAAGATTCACGGACTCGCGGACATCGCACCCGCACGCGCGGAGTTGAAAGTGTCTAGACCCGCTCGGCGGTTCCAAGTCGTCGGCGGTCCCGAGTCGGTGATGTGGGAAGGTGGCCGCGTGCGAATGAACCACGGCAAGATCTATCCCGAGACGGCCACCGACATCGAGTTCCTTCGGAAGCAAGGTGTCATCTTCCAAGAGCTGGTCGATGAGCCCGTGCAGACTGAGGCCGCACCTAGCGAGGTGTGATCAATGATCTCCGAGGAGAACAAGAATCGAGCGCGCGGGCACATGGGCTACCTCCAGGTGCAGCAAGCTTCGACGTTCTTCCTTGGCGTCCCGGCGGGTGTCCAAAGTCAGTTCCCCATTGAGATGGCTTGGTCGAAGATTCTGCCCAGCGCAGAGGACCGGTTCATCTGGCTACTCGATCGATTGGACGAGATCGAATTGCAGATCGTCGACAACACGGAGAACGTGGAAGTCGAGTCGGTCGACGAGATCAAGATCAACCCGAAGGCGTTCTCGGAAGTCATCAAGCGCTACCAGCACTGGCAAGGTGCACTCGGCAACTTGCTGGGTATCCCTCCGAATCCCTACGACATGCGCCCGTACCTTGGCGCGGGATGGAGTGGGAATGGTGGTGGCGTCAACGTCTCTGTCCAACACTAGGAGTCTCCCCCATGAAACGGTTCTTTGCTCTGATTCTCAGCGTCACGATGTCTCTCGTTTGCAGTACGACGGCTTGCAACACGACTCCCGCATTCGAACAGGGCGGATGCGGTGCAAACTTCACTCCTCTCATCCAGCCGGGCGAAAACCTCGGCATCTGCATCCTTCAAGCGTCCATCTCGGATTTGGTCGATGCGATTAGCGATCCGCTTTCGCTCGTACCGGCGATCATCTCTTCGTGCCTGAGCTACGGTGAGGCGACGGTTGCTCAGGTGATCCAGATCATCGAGCAAGCGCTGACGGCAAATCCGGTGGCCGAAGCTGGTCCGGGTGATGCGGTCCGGATACAGCGTCTCAAGAAGGTGCATGCGGCGGCACTCTCGCGATTGCATCTCGAAGCGGGAGTGCAGTAACCCCAAGACGCCAAATGACTCGTCGCATCCATGCTCTGACACCTCGACTTGCCAAGCGGACGCTAGCCAACAAGCTGGCTCCGCTTGGTGATCGGGTGCGGCAGTTCGCGACGAAGTTTGGGGTCCGTCCCTTTCGGTGCTTTCTCACTTGGACCAAGTGGGATTCGCCGGGAGGGATGTTCGGTCCAGGTGAGCGTGGAGAAGGTAACGAGCTGATCTACGCGCGCTTGGAGATTCTACCAACGCCGCGAGTGACATCACTCGATCGACTCTCGTTCAGTTTGTATCACGCGGGAACGATTCCAGTGGGCTCGGTCAAGGTGGACAGGATCTCAGTGGTTCAGTTCACTGAAGACGTCCTCTTGGGGAAGGCTCTGCCGAACAATCCACTTCCGTTCGGTGAGAGTGAGCAAGAGAAGCACATCCCTCAGCCGTACGAGTTCTTCTGGGAGATCGTGGAGGACGGACGTGGAGACAATCCACCGAAGCGCCAGCGCTTCCGTCCGATGAACAAGCCTGAGCGCCGAGCTGGAAAGCTCGACTACACCATCATGCTCGAACGCGTGAGCCAAGATCGCACGCGCGACGATCAGAGTTCGATCGGTCTGGGGCTCGAATGAGCAACTTCTCCCCCGTGCTTCGGACGGTGCTCATGGGTACCCCTTGGGGGGAAACTTTCCCTCCACGTGCGCCACCTCCACCACTGGCGATCGATGGGCGCACGGCTGCGTGTCACATTCTTCGTGAGTACGTGACCAACCTCACGTTCTACCGGTTCATGGGGAAGGGTCTGTCTCCGAAGCCGTTCCAGATTCCACCAGAACACTTCCACATCGAGTGGCCGGACTCCACCGAAGATATGGTGATGCCGTCGATCGCGATCGTGCATTCGCGCGCCGACTACGACGTCATCGGTCTGGTCTCCTACGTCGAAGAGAACACGAGAGACGTCTACGCTCCGGGCACTGTTCTCCAGTGGCAAGCGGAGTACGTGGAGACAATCAATCTGGAGATCTGGTGCAGCAAGATGAGCGAGCGCCGCGCCATTCTTGCTGGGCTCGAAGTGTCCTTCTCTCCGACCGAGCAGATGTCCGGTGTCCGCTTCATGATGCCGGAGTATTTCAACGAGCTGGTGTGCTTCACCATGATGCGTCGCGAGATCATGGATGAGCCCGACAGTGCAAGGAATCGTCGCAAGGCTCAGCTCGAACTGGAGATGCGCTTCAATATCGTTACGCTCGTCAACTACAACACGTTCCAACCGGTCGTGAAGGTCAACACCGATGTCGATCAGGACACACAAGTAGCGATCGATCTGACCGTTGTTCCGGGCGCAGTCCTCGGTCCCGATCTTCAGAGCAAGGCCGGACAACAGAACACTCAAACTCAGAGCCAACCGAACAACGTGTTCCAACCGCCGCAGAGTTCGTATACGGGTGGTGGCGGAAATGATTCCAACAACCCAACGACTTGATTTGTGGTACCTCTAGTCACAATTCGAAGTGAATGCGGCATGCGCCGCCCGAGGGAGTAGGAACTGTGACGGCACCGAAGCAAACCGAAGACTTGATCAAGGTGCGGTGGGAGCCGCATGAGGATCAGATCTTGGTTGAGCTTTGGCCGGATGGAACCGTCCCCGAGATCTCGGCGTCACTTCCAGGGCGTACGATTCGTGCGTGCGCGAGCCGAGCACGAGTGCTGGGTATCAAGTGCACGAACCGCCAGCACTTGAACAAGGTCGTCAGTCCCGTCTTCATGCGCGAGGGAGTACCTGGGAAGTTCTGTACTGGTCCTTGTCGCGAATGGCTTCCTCTGGAGAAGTTTGGGCGTCACCAGACATGTGCTGGTGGGCGACGAAACATCTGCTCTACCTGTGAAGGACGTCGTGCCTACGCAAACAACCCCGAACAGAAGATTGCCCATGTTCGTGCCTATCAAGTTCGTCACCCGGAGAAACATCGCGTTCATCAGCACAACGCGAGTGTTCGTCGCAGAGTTCTGACGGGTCCGAAGTCAGGACCACACGGAATTACGACGGGCGATCTGAAGCTGCTTCGTGATCTCTTTGGAGACTTGTGTGTGTACTGTGGTGATCCCGCGGACACACTCGATCATGTCGTTCCCCTGACTCGTGGTGGTGAGCATTCGATTTCGAATCTCGTTCCTGCGTGTCGTCCCTGCAACAGTTCTAAACACGACAAGCTGTTGAGCGAATGGAGCGGCCGTCGAATGCCGCAGGAGAAATAGGTTATGGCCGCTTCTTTCGTGAGACGTTTCTTGAGCGACCCTGGGAACGGGATCCTTCTCAACATCGAGTCCGTCAACATCCTCGACCTTCTTCCCCCTGGAAGCATCGCGGGGATCGGAACTGGGACGGTCCTGATCGTTGGGGAGTTCGAGGACGGTCCTTTCAACGTCGCAACGCAAGTCGCAGACATCACCGATCTGACGAACAACTGGGGAGGGCAGATCGGCTACACCTACAGCGGCGTACCGGGCAACAATCCGTGCGCGGTCGCACGCTTCGCGGACCAAGCTGTCTTTGCCGAGTATTGGAACGGCAATGCCGCGATGCAGCTCAACGGCAAGCAGTTCGCCGAGCTTGTCGTGTGCCGTGTGAATACTTCCGTGGGTAACGTTCAGTTCACGGCACTTCCCTTCATCACGGGTAATGCTGCGTTCCGCTATACGCTCGCTGCAAACCAAGTCCTCGGTCTCGACGTCGGTGCGGGTCCTCAGACCGCGACGTTCACGGCCACGGCTGCCACCGTGACAAGCACCGCGGGCACGTACGCGTCTGAAGCCGCTGGCGACACACTGACGTTGGGCTTCGATGCACAACCCAACTTCACCGTGACGTTCCAAGCGGGTGACACGACACAAGCGAACATCCTTGCACGCATCAACCAGTTCGCCGGCTTCACATGCGCAGCAACAGTCACGGGTACGACGTTCTCTCTGACCGGATTGCAGCAAGGCAACCAAGGTCAGGTGCGTGTCATCAGTGGAAGCTCCGGCGTTCTGACGTACCTAGGTCTCACCGCGGCCACAACGTTCGGCACTGGCAACGTCGCCAACATCAATCAGGTGACCCCTGCGGAGATCACTGCGGTCGTTCAATCGGCAATCTCGAACACGCTCGTACAGATCGATCAGAACAACGCGCTGCGCATCTCCAACACACTGGGGACGCAGAGTGCCTATGTGCTGGTGACGTCGGCAACGACAGCCACAGCTCTCGGTTTCGTTGCAAACCAGATCGGTACACAACTCGGTGTTGCCGGGTTCGTGAGCGCAGCGGGTACGTACGCGCTCGGTACGTCCGGTACGTTCGTGATGTCCTACGACGCGGTGGCTCCGTTCACGGTCACCCTTACGTCCACGTTTACGATCGCGCAGACGGTCTCAGCGATCAACGCTGCGGCGGGTGCCACCATCGCGTATGCCGACAGCACGGTTCGCATCGCGATCATCGGCAAGGCACCGGGCGGCAACATCAACATCATCAGTGCGAGCGTTCCCGCAGTCCTCACCGAGATCGGATTCGTGGTCGGTCTCACCAACGGAGTGGCGCTTCCGCAAGGAACTATTCCGGCGGGTACGGTCGTACAGACGGCCAACGCGGGCACCGTCTTCGTGACGATGCAGTCCGTGATCTTCGGGTCGGCAGGTTCGCCACTCGCGTCCACGGTCGGCGGTGTGTCGCAACCCACGGGTGTCACCATCGGTGGCGTTCCTGCACCTCTGACGGGTCCGTGGATCGTTCCCATCCGCCACGCGCTCGACAACACGTTGGGCGTTCTCGCGGGTGCAGGAACTATTTCCTCGATGCCCACGTGTCCTCTCCTGTTCTCGCTTGCGGTCACCAACCTGATCGCGACGACGGCGGCGCTCACGGACTCCCAGATCGATGCTCAGTACGTGACTGCACTCGCGGCGACGACGGCGATCAACACCGTCTCCAAGCTCGTCAACATCGTCTACTCCGCGCGTCAGTCGAACACGCTTCGAACCCAACTGCGCACGAATGTGCAAACGGCCAGCGCGGGCGGCTGCTACGGGCGCGTCGCGTGCGTGCGTCCTCCGCTCAACACACTCGAAGCCAACGCTCTCAGTCTCGCGGGTGCACCGGGCGTCGGTGCATCGAGCGATCAACGCGTCATCTACTGCTACCCCGGCGCGTCCACGTTCGTTCCGACTGTGGCACTCCGTGGCACTGCGGGTGGACTCGGCTTCACACCTTCGGGCAACGTGGACGTCGGATCCGATGGGTTCATGGCGTCACTGCTCTCCCAGCTCAACCCGGAAGAGAACCCGGGTCAGGAGACGACGTTCACGGGTGGCGTCGTGGGCATCGAGTCTGGTGCCAACGTCCAGAGCTTCACGATCAACGACTACATTCTGTTCAAGGCGGCGGGCATCGCGGCTTTGCGCATGGACAGGGACACCGGGGTCGCGATCTTCCAGTCGGGTGTCACCAGCGTCAACCCACTGGTCTACCCCCAGCTCACGCGCATTTCGCGTCGGCGCATGGCGGACTTCATTCAAGACAGTCTCGCTCAGCTCTGCGTAGCGTTCGGGAAGCGTCTGTCGACCAACGCACGTCGCAAGGCCATGGTGGTGGAGATCAAGAGCTTCCTCGAACAGCTCTTGAACCGGTCCAACCCGGCGGCGCAACGAATCGGTGGCTACTCCATCGACACCGTTTCGGGGAACACTCCCACGACGCTCGGACTCGGAATGTTCCGAGTCACCATCTCCGTGCAGACGCTTTCGTCCTTGGACAGCATCGTGCTGGCCACGGTCATCGGCGAGCAAGTCTCGGTTCAGGAGCAGTTGCCGCAAGCCGCTTGATTCGGGTTCTGGGTCCATAAGGAGCGAATGTCATGACCGCGTTTCTCACAACTCAGAATCCGTCCCAGCGCATCAAGGGACAAGAAGTCACCGTCCTCGTTACACAAGGCGGTGTCCTTCAAGACACGCTGACGGACATCCAGTCCTTCGAGGTGGAAGCACAGTTCGAGATCAAGTCCATGGGCTACCTCGGTGAGGTGTCCAACCGGAAAGACGAGATCTACAACGGGTGCAAGTTCACTATGGAGCTTCACCTCCACACTCAGGACTGGTTCAACTTCCAGCAACAGATCAAGAACAAGGCTCAGCGTCTCTCGCCAAACCTGATCTTCAACATCTCCAGCGTGCTCAGCTTCCCCAACGGGCAGACACCGTCGCTCACGATTCCCGACGCACACTTCGGGCCGAACCCGCTGAGTATCTCCAGCCGTGGCGACTACGTGAAGGTGAAGCTCGAAGGTGAGTCTTCGGACTTCGTTCTCCAACTGACGTAACGGAGGCGCGATCGTATGGGCGGTCCTCTTGGTGTGAAAACCTAGTGGTCAGGACTCCAGGCTTGGCCACGGGTTAGGAATTGCGCCTCCGTACACCACTAGGACCCCCGCTTACTGTTTCAGTGCATCGAGTGCTGCCGTGACGCGATCTGTCTCCTCGTGAAGCTCGACGAGTCGCGCACGTAGCGCGTTGCGAACGTCGTCGTAGGCGACACTGAATTCGAACGTGGGGAGTTCGATCTTCAGTGAAGTGCCGTTCGTCTTTGGTGCGGTCTTGAGCGTACCCTTGTGTGCGTAGAGACGCGCTGTCTTCGGCCCAGTAGAGACCACGATTCCCTTCTTACGAAGTTCGTACAGCGTTGTCTTCACGGTGTTGAGCGGAGCGCGGATCCTCATAGCGATTACTCGCGCCGCGTGTGGTCCGAATTCTTTCAGGTAGGTCTCGATTCGTGCAGCGGTTGTCATGATGGTTCTCCAGGTTGATCGAGTTATGCCGCTCGACTCATGCGGTAAAGAAGTTGTCTCGCGTGCCGTAGGCGCGTAGGTATCTCGGTAAGGAGGACAGATCATGAGAACCAAAACTACCCAGCCACCCCCGCCGCCGTCCGATGCTCAGGTCCCTGTGACCGAAGAGGATGCAGCTCCGGTACATGCTTCGATGAAGCTCGGCACTCCTGTCCACACGATCGGCGATGCACAGGATGTCGTCGTTACCCCGGATCCTCAGAGTCCACAGCCCGATCCGCAGACGTCGACTGATCCGGCACCGTTCCTTCCACTCTCAAACCCCGGACTCACTCGGGAACAAGCGCTGGTGTTGGAAGCACAAGGACGTCCCCGGTAAAGCGCATTTCAAGGCCAGAGGCTTCCATCACGTGTGGGGCTTCTGGCCTTGCTGCGTTTGTGGCACTCTATCGAGGTGCCCGGGAAGTCGATCACGATCTTCGAAGCACCCAAGTGGGTGCAAAACCTGAGCGACGATATGCGTGAGGCTGCACTCAGGGGAGTGCAGAGCGCCGCGCTAAGGCTGCTACAGCACGTCCAAGTGACCGTTATACCGGCGACCAAGGACGAAAGGACCGGTATGGGGCCACCGGTCGATCGGGGCGCTTATAGGGCATCCTGGCGCAAGCGCAACGTATCCAACGGGGCAGTGGTCGAGAGCACTCTCCCCTATGCTTCGATCATCGAGTTTGGCGCGCGCCCTGAGAACGTCAAGATCGGGCGAGAGATGATCGACGCACTTACGGAATGGGTCATCCGCAAAGGACTCGCCGGGAAGTCGGACAGTAGTGTCGAGTTCCGATCCCAAGCACGCAACATCGCGTGGGCCATTGCTGTATCGATGAAGAAAGCGGGCATCTTTTCAGGCGGTAAGGGACTGCGCGTGCTCGAACGCGCGTCCGTCGAAGTGCCGCGATTCATCAAAGAGGAAGTGACACGTGAGATAGAACGTCTAAAGTGAGCCACCAAACACCGATTGACGGATCGCGCGATCCGTCACCCTGGAGAATCATCTCATGACCATGCCGATCACAGAAGAGCCGTTGACTCCCGAGGACGCTCAGAGAGTAGGAACCACTACCGGCGCTCAGTCGTTCGCAGAGATCGCCGCGAAGGCGCAAGCGGGACAGGAGCAAGCCGCTGACCTTCAGGACGAAGGCATCGAGCCGAAGGATGATGTCCTCGGTCCACTTCCTCCGTGGGCGCTTCCACTTCCTCCGGAGGTGAAGCTCCCAGTCGGACGACAGATCTACGTCATGCGGTTCCGCGCAAAGATGACAGAGACTCCGAAGCTCGGCGACCGGTACTGCATCTTGTGGAGCCTCACCGAGGCCGACGAGAAGCTCGCGTATCGTCGCACGCGTGGCGAAGCCACCATGGCACTCAACGAGCTGTCCAAGCAGATGATCCGCGTCGTCGGCTTCGTGCGAGTGGACAGTGCTGGAAAGGAGTCGGCAGAGGGAGCGCTCACTGACTGGACGAACGGTCCAGGCATCGGTGGTATCGCGCGATTCTGGGACGCGATCGGTGCTCGCTGCAAGATGCAAGTCAAGAACGCCTACGCCAAGCTCCACACGATGGAGGTTCCAGACATCGTCGATTTTTTTACCAACTGTGTCGCTGTTCGAACCGTGAGTGGTTGAACGGCGACGGTTGTTTCCCGCTAGACCCCGATCTGCTCTACGATCGGCTCAACAAGGTCACCTTCCACCGCGATGCACCGATCGATGCCTTCTGGCACTACCTCATCGACTTCGTTCCCGACGAGATGCTTCAGATGCGTGTCGAGCAAAAGGTCTACCTCTCTCGCTACGCACGCATTCCTCCGGACTACTGGGAGAATCGTGAAGTCTTGGAGATGCGCCAGTACCTCGAAGCCACCGGCAACCTCGTGAAACGTGAGAACAGTCCAGTGAGAGACTAATGGCGGAGCACGAAGGTACAGAGATCCACGCGAAACTCGTCCTCGACGAAGAGGCGAAGGAAGCGACCGAACATCTCAAGGAGGGGTTCGAGTCGATCGGGGAGAAGGTTCACGAGATCCAGCACGAGATGATGGAGTTGGTGAAGACGACACTTGCTGTCGCCGCGGGTTTCGAGTTGGACAGGGGCATCGAGTCC